ACCGCATGTTGAATCCAGACGGAAGAGATTTGCCCTCACTTCATTCTGTCACACGTTTCAAAGAATCAGTTTCTTTGATGACATATGGCGATGACAATATCATGTCTGTGAGCAAAGAGTGTCCTTGGTTTAATCATGTTTCGATCTCTGGCGCTTTTCAGGATATGGGTATTGTTTATACCATGCCTGATAAAGAATCTGAGTCAGTGCCTTATGTGTCCATATACTCATCTTCTTTTCTCAAGAGGTCTTGGGTATGGGATGATGAGGTTGGAGCGTATTTAGCTCCTCTTGATCATGATTCAATAGAGCGTCAGCTCACAGTTTGGGTTGCCTCGACTTCGATATCGGAATCTGAGCAAGCCCTTGAAGTGATCACTGGCGCTGGACGAGAATACTTCTTTTACGGGAGAGAGGTATTTGAAGAGAAACAAATCCTGTTAAAGGAAGTTGCCACTCAACTTGGGTTGGAAACCTACTTTAAGCCCACCTCATTTATGCCTTTTGATGTTCTTAAAACATTGTTTTGGGATTCTTCAGGTGAAAGTGGGGCTAAAGCGGCGTTTGAGGAAATGTCGCAGTTAAACCAAAATTCCTCCCTTGATAGCAGTTACTGCCCTCATCGTGATGTCAAAGATGAAGGAGAGTGGGTTATTGAGGAATCTCACCAGGGCGTTCCCCAAAGTTCCTATTTAGGAATGGATTGGTTGGATCCACATGACATAAGTGATGATATGGAACCCGAGCCGGGCCATATTAATCGAGATTAAAGGCTTGCTTCTTCCCTTTTCTTACAAATCCTAGAGTCTTCTTTAGGTCTCAATCATGAGTCAAATGATCTTCTTGATCTAGGAGAGTTAGATTACACATTACAGTCGAGTGAAGTCGATATGGTTGCACCTAAAACTTCACAAAGTGGTTCCGGTGAAAATAAAGAGCAAACTGTTACTTTCACAGATAATAATCAAGGAACTATGGTGAATCTCGCCACCACGATACCCAGTTTATCAACTGATAATCCTGAGATCTTACACCTTAACGAGTATTTTTCTCGTCCTGTTAAGATCGATGGTTTTGCCGTTGCTTTGGGCACGCCGATTAATAGATCCATTTTTCCCTGGACATTATTTTTTAGTAATGCAATCATAGGAAGAAAGTTGGATAATTATTTTGGAATTCGTTGTAATCTTCACATTAAGATAGTAGTGAATTCCACACCATTTGTTTATGGTGCGCTACGTGCTTCGTACCGGGCTTTGCCATTGTTTGATACCGCTCCTATTGCTGTGGGTGATGAAACTATTCTTGAATCGCAGCGGCCAGGAATATGGATTTATCCACAGTCAAATCAGGGAGGTGAGATGGTGTTGCCTTTCCTGTGGCAAAGGAGTTGGTTGAATGCTACCCGTGCTACTGACTTTGATGATATGGGTGAACTTATTTACAGAACATACGTCACCACATTGTCAGCTAATACTTCTGTTGGTGCCAATGTAGACGTTGTTACTTACGCTTGGGCTTCTGATATTGAATTGTTGGGAGCCACAGATGAATTGTCGTTGCAGTCTACACCCCAAAAGGATGAGTATGCCATGAATGGCGTTATTTCTCGTCCTGCATCTTCAATAGCGAAGGTTGCAGATACAATGACAAATGTTCCAGTTATTGGGCCTTTCGCTGCTGCTACTAGCATGGCTGCCACTGGTATAGGCAAAGCAGCTGCTTTACTTGGCTATTCTAAAACAAAAGATGTTTCAGATGTCCACTATGTGAAGCCTTCTGCCTTACCAAATTTGGCAGCTCCAGATCTTCCTGAGTCTGTGGACAAGTTAACCCTTGATGCTAAGAATGAATTATCAATTGATCCACGTGTCACCGGATGCCCCCCAGACGATCCTATGAATCTTGCCGCCTTTGCTGCCCGAGAGGGTGTATTTGCTGCTGTATCATGGCCTGAAACTGCCGCAACTGGTGCAAATTTGATTAATTGGGGAGTCCATCCTGGGCTTGTTGCTGCCACTGGTATAACCTCGGCAGTGCGGTTGGCAATGCTTCCTTCTTGTTTTGCTTCTCAGTGTTTTCAATACTGGAGAGGTGACATGATATATCGAATCAAGATCATTGCTTCTCAATATCACCGTGGACGATTGCAAATCTCGTGGGATCCAAGAAAACCAACCTTTAACAAAATCACTGATATTTCTGCGAGTGTTTACAACACTATCATGGATATTGGAGAGAATACTGAGTTGGAATTTCGGGTTCCCATGTCTCAGACAGTTCAGTTCTTGGAGACAATTACACCACCAAGTGAAATTCATAAGACTGGTTCCGCTATTTTTAACAGTGATACCAATATAACCTATAATGGTTATATTACAGTAAAAGTACTTACTGAGTTGTCTTCCCCCACTGGTTCAGCTCCAGCATCCATCATTTTCTCAGCGCGAGCTGGAGATAATTTTGAATTTGCCGGTCCTATTGAGCCTGATTACAATTTTTCTCCCTATACTCCCCAGAGTATGGAGATGGAATATGATATAAATGGGGAAATTGAGATTGCTGGTGGGAGTACCCGTACAGACCCAAACTTATCAACTGTTTATATGGGTGAGAAAGTGCCTTCTATACGAACTCTATGTCAGCGATCATGTGCTTATGCAACCGTACCTTTTGTTGTTCCTTCTAGCACTCTTTATACAGGGTTTTCTACTTGGAAGCATCATCGGTTACCATTGTACCCGGGGTATGACCCGCTTGGCAGTTCAGCAGCGGTTGGTCTGATTTCGGGTGTCTCTGAGGATTACAATTGGGTTGGTTGGAGCTACATGACGTGGTTTTCACTTTGCTATGTTGGCCAGAGGGGGTCTGTTAATTATTACATGATGCCCTCCTCACAGATGGATGTTATGCCTCAATTGATTGCTACGCGATCAGAGACTACAGCAACGTCCTTTACTCTTGAGGGTCAGATCTCTGCAGAGGGAAATACGCGTAATACCATAAATGCTATGGCTCGACGTCTCTTTTTCTCTTGTAGAGGTTCGGCTGTGAGTCATGCTACATCAAATGGTACACTTTCACTTTCTTTGCCTCTCTATTCGAGTTTTAAATTTATTTCAAATTCCTCCTCTACTCGTTCAAGAGGGTCGGATAGAACTAAAGATAACACGGATAAGGATGGCTTTGAAGTGCATGCCTTTATGTCTAAAGGAACTACTGCATCGCCAACTCTGTTGACGTTTACA